TCACTTCAAGATTTCATGCGCCAGGGCGCCAACATCGGACGCCACCGCCGCCACCTTCGTCACATCGCCCGATTGCAGCAGTGTCTTCACATCGCTCACCGCCTGCTCAAGCTGCGCCGTGGTAACACTCGTCTCCGGTTCGACGATTTTCAAAAACCCCACCACCAGCCCCAGAATATCCACGGCCGGGAGCTGCTGATGCAGCACGCCCCACTGGATCAACGCCGTGATCGCCGTGCCCAGCCAGATCGCCAGCCCGGTCCGGTTCTGCGGCGATTGCAGAAAATGTTTCACACTCATGCCGATCTCCTTCACCCCCCAACAATCCGGGCAAGCTGCAGAATGCGCCTCGCCCAACCCAGGCCGAACACGCTCCAGCCCGGCAATTTCGCGTAATAATCAAGCCGCCTCACCAACGCCTCCAGCGCCAATGTGCCGGCATGTCCGCTCGTTAAAACCTGCAGGCTGCGCGGCCCCAGAATGCCATCACCCGGCACCCCTGCAGCCTGCTGCAAAAACACGATGGATCGGCGCACCCCCGCATTCACCGCGGCATCGAACGCCACCATCGCCAACGGCAACGCCAACGCATCACCCTGGATTTTTTCAAAATAATCCCGCCGGTAAATCGCCTCGATCTGCGGCTGCGTCAGAGTTTCGATATCCAGATCCGGATAGGCTGCGGCACTGATCCCGCATTTCGTCCCGCGCAACAGGCCCATGCCCACGGCACCCCCGGTCCAGTTTCCAGGATCAGCCGCATTCGTGGAATATCCGCCTTCCGCCTGCAAGGTGAAGGCAATACAGCTGGCAAAATTATCCATGAAACAAACTCGTTGCCAAACCACCACAAACAGCGGAGAGCAGGCTGACGATCATCAGGCTCAGCCGCCGCTCCACATCCCGCTCGCCGCGAATCCGCGCGAGGTCCGCGCGCATATCGCCGAGTCCGCCGATCAGTTCGTCGACTTTCGAAAAGATCTTCGCCACCACCAGGTCCTCCTGCGCCAGATAACGGACCCGCCAAGTCTCCAGCGATTCCGCCTTGGCTTCGAGGATCCGCAGATCCTGCCTCACGGCGCCGATATCATTTCTGATCCCCGCGACATCGGCGCGCAGCGCCGCCCCCAAATCCTGATCCATTCCTGATCCTTTTCAGGCCGGCACATCCGACAAGTTGATCGGATATGTCGTCGCCTGCAGCGGCATGTTGATGGCCCAGCCCGACCCCAGATCGTTCGCGATGTTCCAGTTTGCCGGCGCAGCGCGCAGCGCGCTGTTATCCGTCACCGCATCGCCCCGGCCGATCTGCGTGCTGCCATAAGGGTAGAAAAACAGCACGGCGGCGGAGGGATTGCTGATCGCCTGCGCCAATGTCACCGCAATATGCGTCGCATCCACCCGCGCCGCCGCCACGGCGGTGATGATCGTCCCAGGACTGGCAACGGAGCCGCCATCCATCACCGCAAACCCCGCACCATTCAACGCCTGCAAGGGAACGATCAGATCATCCCCGGAATCATGCGTCACCGTGAGGATCAATTCGGTGTTGGACGCGCGATAGACATGCGAAATCTGCGGCCCGCCTTTCGCCGGCAGGCCGGCGGCGGGCAGGGTGCTGGCCGGAATCGAATCACTCCAGCCCGACGCAATCGCCAGCCGCCCCGCGGCATGCGCGCCCACCCGGCCATATCGCAGCAGATCCACCTCGTCGCGATGCTCCGGATCGCCACCGGTAAACATCCCCGTGGTCGCGTCATAGGTGGAATTCAGCGGATTCGAATCCGCCGTCTGCGCCGCGAAGATGGTGATGTTATTCGCGGCCACGCTTGCGAGATCCTCGATCGCTTCGCGTACCATCTGCACGCCGCCCGCCGTCTCGTAAGGAATCGCGTTCCAGGCCAGCAAGGGCAATTGCACGGCCGTGCGCCCCAGCAAGGCCCGCGTCAGCGCCAGCAGCCGCAGCACGGTGGCTTTATACAGCGCCTTGTTGGCATACGGCATCGTGCTGTCCTGCTCGCTCCAGGGCCAAAGCAGGAAGGTGATGTCCGCCTCATCCACGCTGGATACAAGTGCCGAACCGCCAGTGAGATAAGCGCTCAACGCGGCAAAATCCGGCCCACCGCTCCAGGTCGATGGATCCGATCCATCGCCCGGATTGGTCAGGAAGGTGCCGCTCCCCGTCCCTGGCGGAAACAGCGGCGGCGAGGAGTTCGAGATCGGATGGCCCGAGATCACCGAATAGCGCGCCGGTGAGAGATAGGTCCCGGAGATCTCCGCCGTATACGCATAAGAAGCGGCCCCCAGATACCAGGCCACACCTTGCGCCAACGCCAACGGCGCGCCGGCATTGATGAACCAGGCGGCGTTGGACTGGCCCATCACCAACAGATTGACCCCCCGCCGCGCGCCCAGCACCCAACGCCCCTGGGCGGCGATCAATGTCTGCATATCGGTGCTGGACAAAGCCCGCTCCCAGCACGCCGCCTCATGAAACCAGCATTGCGCGCTGCCTTGGATGGTCGCGTCATGCAGCCACAAAAGCTGCGCCTTGGCGCTGGCGGGCAGCGGGTTGGCAACGGCGCTGGCCACCTGCACCCCATCCAGCCACACATCCACCCCCACACCGGGGGTATTGCGCAGGATCACCGCATGGGTGTGGCGCCGCGCCAGGTTTGCGGTCAGCACCGTCGGGCTCGCCGCCGTCGGGAACAGGGTCAGATTGCTGCCCTGCGAACTATCCGCCTGCAAAATCGTGACGCCCGCGCCACTCAGCGTATGGATCAGCGGGATCGGCGACTGGTCGACATAATATGTCCCTTGCCGCCAGTTCGGCCGCGTCCAGACGAGATAGCGCGTCCAGGCCTGCCCGGCACCGAATTCCAGTCCAGGATGCGACAGCCCCCAATCCGGATCCAGGCTCGGCCCGTAATGCACGATGCTGGCATCCGGCGCGCCCACCGCGCCCAGAAACCCGTTCACCCGCGGCACCGCCAGCGTCGCCACCGGCGCGGTGTCGGCGCTGACATGGTAGGGCGTCAGCGCCATGCCGGCACCGGACTTATCCTGAAGGCTGCCCACCACGCTATTGCTGCCACCAACCGGATTGCCGCTGCCATCCAGCAGACTACCCAGCAAACCCGCATCCCACCAGCCGGACAAACCGCTGATCGCGCTGGGGTAGGGGCCCGCGAACAAACCCGTCGGCACCGCCCCGGCAGGCAACGCACCGATCAGCACCCGCTTTCCCGAGCCCGACATCAAAGGCGAGCCGGGCTGGTTGAACAACATCACCATCGGCTCAGCTCACCGTCACGGTAAAGCTGCTCACCGCCGTCGCGGCGCCGGCCGTGGTCTGCACCCACACATAATAGGCGCCGGCCGTGGCCGGGCTGGTGTAATAGATGGCCCAAAGCGTATTGGAATCGATCACCGACGCGGCCTGCCAGCCGCTCGTCGGCGCCGTGCTGTTCGAGGTGGACAGCGCCACCTGCACCGAAACCGCCTGCGCCGGCGAAATCGCGCCATTCAGCCCGATCGTCCCAGAGCCATGCGTATAGCTACCGCCCGGATTATTGAACCCGAAACTCACCGCGGCGGCTTCTGTCACGGCAATGGCGGAGGACACCGCCGTCAGCCCGCTGCTCGGGTCCTGCGCCCAGGCATAATAGGTGCCCGCGGCACCCGGCGTCAGCGCGCCGGAGATCACCCCGGCATTGTTCGCCGCCGCCACCCAGCCGCTGGTCGGCGCCGTGCTGTTGCTGGTGGTGAGCTGGATATTCACCGCATCCCCAACCGGCGTCACGGCGCCGGACACGTTGAGCGCGCTCCCCGCCGTCCCGCTGGCCGGCGCTGAAATCGTCAGGCTCGCCTGGGTCACGCTCACCGCGCCGGAGACCACCTGAACCGCCGTATCGGCCGTCTGCTGCGCCCAAACATAGAAACTCCCCGCCGCACCCGGCGTCAGGCTGGCGCTCCAGCCCGTGCCGCTGACGGTGGCACTGCTCCAGCTCGCCGGCGCCGTGGTCGCGGAACTGGACAAACCAACCCGCACCGCCGTCCCGCCCGGCGAAACCGTACCGGCAATCGTGAGCCCAGCGTTGATCTGCCCGGCCGTTGGCATGGTGGTGAAGGCAATCGTCGGCGCCGCCACGGTAAAGCTATTGGACACACCAACAACGCTTTGGTTGCCATGGTCGCGCACCAGCACCGTGTAGGTTCCCGCGGCCAGGCCCGGCAGCGTGAAACTGTAGGCATTGGCCGAAATCACCGGGCTCGGCGCGGCGCTCCAGCTGGTGCCGCCATTCGTCGAATAATCCAGCGCCGTCACGGCATCGTTGAAAATCCCGCCACCGACCACGAAGGCCGTATTCACCGCCGGCGCGCTGATCGCCCCCACCGTGATGGTCGGCGTGTTGGACACAATGCCGCTCCACCAGACGGTCGAGCCCCCCGAATAGCTGATGCCGACAAGCTGGGTGGAGGCGCCCGGCGGCAACACCGTGCCACCCGTGCCGGAACTGATCCCCGTGCCCATCGTCACCGCGCCGGCGGAGAGATTGATCAGCGTGCAGGCAAACCCCGCCCCCGTATTCGCGAAATTCGCGGTCAGGGTCAGCGGGGCGCTGGCCACCAGCACGCGCTGATTATGCACGGTCGAATCCAGCACGGTGTTCACCGCCAGCTCCACCACGCCGGACTGCACGCTGGGCAGCTTGCCCTGCACATAGGTCCAGATCGAGCCAAAGCTCTGCACGCTCAGCGTATTGCTGCCCTGGGCCACCAGCAGCTCATCGCCATCGGCGGCAGGGGCGGCGGCGGGCAGTTCATCCACCGTCTGCCCCGCCAGCAGCTGACCATACGGGATCCACGCCAGCGCCCCATTCTGCCAGAGCGGCAGATAATCGGCGCTGCTCACACTGCTGGTGGCGGTCCCGACCGCCGGCCCCTGCAGCCCGGCCCCGGCAGCCCCGGTCGGCCCGGCCGGACCAGCGGGACCAACCGGGCCAGCAGGCCCCACCGGCCCGGCCGGCCCCGCGATGGCGCTCACATTCACCGAAATCACACCGCTGGCGGTGATGGACACATTCTGTCCGGCACTGAACAGCCCGGTCAGCGCGCTCACCGGCAACAGCCCCGGCCCTGCGGCGGTGTTGATCACCAGCTCGTCGCTCAGCGCCAGCGCCGCCTGCACCGGATAGCTTGCATGGTCGGCGCCATTCGCGGCCAGCACGCTCCCGGAGAGAGCCAACCCCGTCCCCAACGTCACCGCTTCCGGCGTGCCCGTGCCCAGACTGATCCGCCCCAGCAATGCCCCGGACGAAACCTCGATCAGCGGCTGCAGGCTCGCCGTCACCTGCGCCACGGTCGCCGAATAAACCGAGCCATTCTGCGAAATCGGCAGCAGATCGCCGGCCCCGACGGTTGCCGCCGAGGGGAGTTGCGCAATCGTTGTCATGAAAACGACCTTGTGATTTGGCCCTTATCCAGGCCGTGAAGGCTCAGGCGACAGCGACCCAGTTGCCGCTCCCGGTGCCGGATTGCTTGACCCAGAAGGTGCTGCCGACGCCGCCATTGAGGTTGCGGAAGGTCGAGCCCGCCGGGGCGGAGACCACATTCAGCGGCGATCCCCGGCCGATCAGCTCCACCGCTCCGGTCGGTTCCGTGTCCGAGATGAGCCGCACCATGCCGCTCCCGGCCGGATGCAGGGAAATATCCCCGGCACGGGATTTCAGCGCGACGCTGCCATCGCCGTTGGGCGAGACATAGTCGCTCTGGCTGAACCGCGCCGCCCGCCACCCATTTGCCCCCATGCCGACCCAATCGACACTGGCCCCCGCCGGCACGGTCATCGTCGTCCCCGTCCAGTTGTTCAAAGGCTGGCTGGCGCCGGGCGCGAAACTCACCGCCGCCAGGCAATCCACCGTCAGCTCGCGGTCCTGCCAGCTCGGCAACCCCACCTGCACACTCACCGTCGCCCCGCTGCCGTCGCCGGAAATCGTGGCGGTGGTGCCGCTGCCATAGCCGCTGCCGAAGGCCGACATCTGAATGCCGATCACCTTGCCGCCGCTCAGCCAAACACGCGCCGCCGCCCCGGTGCCGGTGCCGGAAATCGTCACCGTCGCGGTCGTGTATCCCGCCCCCGGCGCGGTAACCTTGATGAAAGTCACCGTCCCCGCCGCCAGCGCGCCTTGCGCGGTCAGGATCTGCGCCACCGGCGCGCTGGCCTGGGAGATGCTCACCGCATCCGCCAGATCCGGCACGGTCAGCGTATAAACCCCATTCACGCTCGCCGGATTCACCGGCCAGCGCGTGGTGAAATTCACCACATTGCGGCGCAGGATGATCGAATCCGTATAGGCCGACAGCGCCGTGGTCAGATTGCCCCCGGGATTGACCATGACGACATTATCCTCGACCCGGATATTCTGCGCCGCATCCCGGATCAAAATCCCGGTGACGCTGCCGCTGTAATTGATCCAGTTCCCGCAGATCGACAGCCCCGTACAGGCCAGGCCGAAATTATCCCCCGAACCGTCGGATTCCACATTCTGCACGGCAATACCCGCGCCGGTGCAGTCCTGAATGAAATTCGACCGCGCGGTGCAATATTGCCCGCCGCCGATATTCAGCCCCATCCAGGCGCCATTGATGTAATTGCTGCAAACCTCGGTATAGATCGACCCGCCGCAATCGATCCCGAAGGCGGTGGCGCCGGTGATCATGTTGCCCGAAATTTTGCAATAGCCGGTATCGCAGAGAATCCCCGCCCCGAACCCAACCGCCGTGCTGTTATTGGCACACAGATTGCCCGAGACGAGAATATTCCGGCCGGACACATAGATTCCGTAGATGCCGTTTTCATAACAATTATTGCCGGTGATCACCGCGCCCAGAATGTCCGGATTGGCATTGCCGTACAGGAAAGGCTGGGTAAACACATTATTGGCGACAAAATTGCCCACCAGGATGCCAATGGCATTGTCCCAGCAGCTATTGCCGACAATCTGCAAGGCGCGAACCTTCAGCACAAATGCCGGATCATGGCTGTCGGCATAGATCCCGTTATTTTTATTGCCGTATGCGCGGGAATTGGTAACGCTGATGCCATCGGTCGCGAAAATCATCAGCCCGTTATTGGCATTGCCGGTGAACTCGCAATCATCGACATGGTGCCCCACCAGCGTCGGGTCGCTGGCCAGATAGGTAAGGCCATTGCCGTTATTCGGCCCCTGCGCATTCTGAAAACTGCAACGCGTGATCAAAGAGCGCGTACAACCCGGCTGCACCGCCACCGCCAGCGTATCGGCGGTGATCGACGCATTCGCATCGAACACCACGCCATCGGCAAAGAAATTCGTCGCCGCGATGTTCAGCCAGGTCGCCGTGCTGGCACTCCCGGTCTTCGATTGCGCGGACCGCTTCAAAATCGAAAGCCCCGCGCTGCCCACCAGGCAGCATGTGGCGCCGGTAATGTCGGTCTCCCCGGCAATCGCGTAAGTCTTTGCGCCGAGCCGCACCGGATGGCCGCTGGCAATCGCCGCCAGCAACGCCGCGCTGTCGTCAGTCACCCCGTCGCCCACCGCGCCATAATCCTCGATCGACACGGCATTTCCCGTCAGCGCCGCGATGGTCCGCGCCACGCTGCCCCCGGCCGCTGTCGCCGTCAGCCCGCCCGCCGGCAGGCCGGGTACATTCGCCATGCCGGCCAGGAAATTGGCATAGGAGACCGCCTGGTTGGCACCCGCCTGCCCCAGCGCCACCAGATCGCTGGCCCCCGGCACGGTTCCGCTCGGCAGCCCGGCAATCACGAAGGGCGCCGCCGTGGCCGACAAAGTGCTGCCCGAAAGCGCCAGATTGGCGCCGATGGTGATCGGCTGAGGGGCGGCCGTACCCGGCCCCACCCCGCCCAGCAGCGTATTCTGCGGCAGGCTCAACGCCGCCTGCGTCCCTGCCAGCATCTGCGCGCGCGTCGCCGACAAGGTCTGGTTATTCTGGAAGATCGCAACCTGCGCGCTGTCGGAAACCGAAGCCGCAAGCGGCAACTGGCCAATCGTGGTCATATGCAGTCCTCTCTCAAAGGGTGGTGAGCGGCGTGCCGGTCGGGTCGGTCAGCGGCTGGCCGCCGGCCGTTGTCAGCGCATCCGCCGGTGCCGGGATGCTGGCCAGCGCCACCACCGGCAAAGCCAGGCTGCGTGCCAGGCTGCGCCCGCCGGTGGTGCCGGCCGTCACCGTCACCGTATAAATCGTCCCCGCCACGCCCCCGCTCAGCCACAGCACGACACGCGGCCCATCCGCCGCCGCCGAAACCAGCGTCAGATCGCCTGGATTCTGCGGGCTTACCGTCACGCTCAGCGTGCTGATCGAATCACCGGGATTACCGCTCAGGGCCGGTGCCAGATCGAACACGTAATCCAGCGTGTCGCCCGGGTCTTTCTGCGGCCACACCAAAGGCTGCGGCGGCGGAATTTGCGGGCCGCGCGGTGTGGCGACAAATCCGTCAATCTGCAGATAGCGCGCATTGGAGGGCCGCCAGAGCTGCGTTGCCTGTGTGCTCATCTCCAGCTCCTCAATATTCCACGATCACGATGCCGGCCCCGCCGGCGCCGCCGGGCGAGCCCACCGGGCTACCGCCCGGCGAACAGCCGCCACCGCCACCGCCGCCGCCATAGCCCGGCGCCGCAACGCCGGAGAGTGGACCGCTGGCACCGCGCCCATTGCCAGGGCCGCCGCCATCGCCACCCCGGCAGGCGACGACGATGGAATCCGTCCCCACCGCGCCCGCCATATTCACCTGCCCGCCAAAGCCCTGCCCGCCCGCGCCGCCGGCATTGGCGAAATTCGCGGCAGTCCCGCCATTGCCGCCAGTGCCGCCGCCCGCAGTGATGAAGCCGCCGAAATTCGAAGCGCCGCCGCTGCCGCCATTGCCATACGCACCAGGTGCCGCCCCCCCGGCCCCGACCGTCACCAGAATCGCCTGGCCCGGCGTCAGCCCGGAAATGATCCCCGTCACCTGCGCCCCGGCGCCACCGCCGCCACTGGGCATGGTGCTGTGATAACCGCCGGCCCCACCGCCGCCGATCGCGCTCACCTTCACCACGCTCACCCCGTTCGGCACCACAAACGTGCCAGACCCGGTAAAGACCTGCTGATTGGCAAACCCCGGCCGCAAAGCGGGCAATTTGTAGGACAGAAACGGCGCCTGCGGCAGCAGCGCGATGCTCGCCGCCGTCACCGCAATCTGCCCGTAATTCACCGTCACCATGTAAAGCCCCACCCAGCCGGCATCCACCGCCGGCGTGGTCTGCGTGCCAGACGAGGCCGCCGCCCCCGGCTTCACCTGCAGCTGCACGCGCTGCACCCGCATCGTATTCTGCGCGGTGCCGGAATTGGCCGGGCCGGAATAAGGCTGGGTCGGGTTGGCGGCGTTGACATAGGGCAGCACCACCGGGTCGGCATCGCTCTCCGCGAACGCCGCCTCGATCAGATAATTGATCGATTGCCCGGAGGAATTCGGCGCCGCCAGCGGGAAACTCGTCGCCCGCAGATTGATCCCGGTTTTGACGATCTGATCGGTCAGATCCGCCGCCAGGGACCCGTAGGAGGTGGCATCCACGCTGGAGAGCTGGGTGATGCTGCCCGCCCCCACCACCACCGCGAGCGAGGCCGGGACGGTCGGCGTGCAGGCCAGCCCATCCACCACCGTGCCGGTGCCCAGCGTCGCGGCGCTCAGCGCCGCCAGGCCCACCATGGCATTGCGATTGGTGGAGAGAATATCACTATCGAGCGGAATGCTGCCGGGATAGACGATGTTGCGATCCATGAATGAGCCTTCAGTTGGTAAGCCGCGTCCAGGCAATGCTGGATGTCGGAATGAAGCCGGCGATCGTCTGATAAATCTCCGCGTCGCTGACATTGCCGGCCAGCTCAGCCGCGGAACTATACGCCATCGGCGCCACGCCATAGCCGCCGGGGCCGACGCCGTAGCCGCCGGCATGGCTGGCCGGCAGGGCGTTCGGCCGGTAGGCGGTCAACAGAAACTGGTAGGGCATCGCCAGGCTGCCATAGCCGCCCGCGCTGTTATACCCGGCATTGAGATTATAGCCGCCGGTGTCACTCGGGTTGCGCGGTTCAAAAATCACCGGCGTACGCCCGGTCAGTACCGTCAACGCCGTGCTCAACGCGGCCCTGGTCGCGCGTGGCGCCAGCAGCGCTGCGCGCAGCCGGGTGCTGAACGCCGCATCCGCCTCACCCGGCCGGCGCGGCAAGGCCGCGCCCAGATAATCCTGCCCCGCGATGTCCAGAAACACCCCGCTCGCGGTGGCGATGCGCAACTGCGCCCGCGCCTGCTGCAAAAGCGTGTAGATATTCGCCCAGCCTTGCCCCAGCCCGTTCAGCAGCGCGGCGAGATTGGGCGCCTCATCGGCAAACCAGCCGGTCGGCAGCAGCTGCGCGAGACGGGCGGCCATATCGGAAACATCGCCGATCATCTCAGGCCACCGCAATCACGCCGGCGCGCACCGCCCCGAACCTGCCGGGCACCAGATCCGCGGTGCCGCCATTCAGCAGCAATCCGGAAATATTGTTGATGGCGCTGGATGCATCGTAAACCAGCTGCGCCAGCCTTGTGTAGCTCAACGTACCACCCACCGGCAGCCCCGCGATATAATCAGCCAGCGCCGCGGCCACGGCGGCCACCGCCACCGGATGGTCGGCCAGGCTGTCCGTGCTCAAACTCAGCGAGATATCGGCCCGCGTCACCACCGGCCCCTGCACCGCGAAGCTCGTGCCCACCGGGCGCACCTGCTCCACCGCCTGCTGCACCGTCGCCAGCAGGCTGGCCGGCGGCGACCCGGTGCCATCATCCACCGTCACCACGAAAAACCCCATCTGGGGGGTGCCAGTCTGGTCGAGATTCTCCGCAATCGCGTAGCTCAACCCCTGCATGATGCCAGCAATGGCGCTCGCGATCGACGCCGTCGTCGCCTTCGACAATCCCGCCAGATACATGCCGAAGCGCTGCTTGAACGCGGCATCGCTTTCCGCATCCAGCCCGCCGGTCAAGGCATTCGGGTTGCTCACGACATCCACCCCGGCAATCGCAGCACTCAACAAAGAGATCGCGCCAGCCTGCACATTTCCGGCCTGCCCGGCGATGGCGGCCACCACCGTCACGCTCACCGCGGCGATATTCGCCGCCAGCACATAGCCGCCCAGCGCGGCGCTGTAGGCCGGATTGCTGCTGTCCGCGACGATGATGAAACTCTGCTGATTATTCGCCGTGCCGACACTCGCCCCCACCGGGATCAACGCCTGCAGGCTGGGGGTGAAACGCGACATCACCACAACCCCGCTGGCCGCCACCGCCGGCAGCCGCGCAAACCCGAAATCCGCGCCGAAACTGTCGCAATCCACGCCGGCACTGGTCGCCAGCCGGGTCGCGCTCAGCGTCTGCACGATCAGCCATTGCATCCACAGCGCCAGCGCCGCATTGGCCTCCAGAATCGCCCGCAGCACGGAGCCGACCGTCAGATCCAGCAAGCTCGCCGCGGCCCCCTGAACAGACGCCGCCATCCCCTCCACCAGCGTGGAGAAATTCTGCAACGATAATCGCATGTCCGTCCTATATGGAAAATGAAAGCGATGCGGTCTGCCCGGTCGCGGCATCGACATATGAAACCGTGGCATTGACGGTGCCGTCATCGGCCATGCTCATCGAAACCGTTGGCGGCGGGGACTGCATCACCTGCGGCTCGCGCCGCATCTGCGCGCGCACCAGCCCGGCCATCAGGCTCAACGCCGCCGGCTGGCCGATAAACTGCCCCAGCCCCGCCCCATAGCCAAGCTGCCAGATATAATCACCAGGATTGGTCAGCAGCCGGCGCAAAACCCGCTGCTGCACCAGCGCCTGGTCATCGAGAACCGCCAGATCGCCCGACGCGCTGACCATCAAATCGCCGCCAAACTGCAAGGCCAGATCAGCCATCACACAATCTCCGTCGGCAGCCCGGTCATGCCGTTCGGCGCCTGATGTTGGTGCCCGTCATAGGCATTTCGCAACGCGGCCAAGCTCCCATGCGCGCCGCCCTGGTCAGACACAAAACCGCTGACGACAAGATTGCCCTGCACCTTCACCGTTGGCGCCTGCAGCAGAATGCTGCCGTCATTGGAAAGCTTCACCGCGCTGCCGCTTTGGTGCAGCAGCCATAATTCGCCGGCCGGCGCGCCGGTGGCCTTGTCCTGCGCGGACCAGACCGCGCCAGCCACCACGCCCTGCTCCGCATCGCCCTCCTGCGCCAGCACCAGCACCTGGGTGCCCGGCGGCAAGGGAGCCGCCAGCCCCCAGCCATTGCCTACCCAGCAGGACATCACCGGCAGCCAGCCGCTCAAAACATTCTCAGGCTGGATCAGCACTTTCGCCGCATAGGCCACCGGGTCGAAACTCGCCACCAGCCCGAAGCGCAGCGTCCCCGCCAAGCCGTCCAGCCCCCCCGCATGGGCCTTGATCAGATTCCGCAGCTGGTCCATTCACGCCACCCCGTAGGCTTTGAGGCTCTGCACAAACCCGTCCCTGTCATTCAACCGCCATTGCAGAGCGGCCACCTGGTAGCTGCCATCCAACGCCGTCTGCGTGCCGCTCAGCAACAGCGTATCGCCGACCGCATAGCTGGCGTCACCCGGCATCCGCCCCAGCAAAAGCTGCGCGTGGCGCTGGACATTCTGCAAATAGGCGCTGGCATACTCCCCCGCCTGCTGGGTGGTCAGGTTCGGGCGGACCAGATTGGTCGCCTTGCCGCTCCCCGCCGCTTGCGTCACCACCTTCTTGTCCCGGCAATTCCAGGACCGCACCGTGACACTGGCCGGCAACGCCGTGATCAGATCCACCTCCAGCCTCAGAAAATTCCGTGCCGTCACCATCCGCACATTCGTGTTCAGCATCGGGCCGAAATTCAGCGTGCCGTTCACCACCGAAACCGCGAACCCCGCCGCCTCCGCCAGGCCGCACAGAAGCGACCATTGCGTGCTCGCCCGCGCCCCCACCGTCAGCGCGCTGCGGGCATGGTCGATCTGATAATACTGGCCGATCAGCGTCTGCGTCGGCGTCACATTCGCCGCCAGGCCATGCGCCTGCGCCACCGCCAGCGCCACATCGCTGGCCGTCTGATTGACAAAGCTCTCGGAAATCTCTGTATCGATCAGCAGCGCCGTCTCATCGCGCCCCTGCAACACCGCCACCCCACGCGCCAGATCGAACCGGAGCGTCTCAACCAACCCCGACAAAAGCGGCGCAAACCCGAACCCGTCCGCGCCGATTTCCAGCAGGATCGGCACCGGCCCGCCGCCGTCCATCGCCAGCGGCAACAAGGAGGCCGCACTGGCCGCGCAGACCAGCCGGTAGCGCCCGGCCTGGTACAACCCGGCCGCCTCCACCTCCAGCTCGACCACCCCACCCAGCTCAACCCCGCCCAGGCTCACCCGCGCGCGCGGCTGCTCAACCGGCAATGCCGCCTCCGGCCGATGGGTTGCGTTCCGGGATCACCAAGGTCGTCACCCCGCGCAGCACCGGATCGCTGATCTGGTTGGCCTGCGCGATGCGGATCCATTGTGTCGCATCCTGCAGATATTGCGCGGCGATGGCGAAGAGATTGCCGCCCGCCACAACGATGACCGTGCGCATCAAACCGCCTCCAGAGCCGAATTCACCACCGCCCGGTTCACATAGCCGGACATCCCCGCCAACCCCGCCAACTGCCCGCTGCGGGCATTGATCTGCGTCAGCGCGTTAACCCCGGCGACAATCGTCGCCGCCCCCGCCAGAGCCGCGCCAGCCGCCCCCAGAGCGGTTCCAGCATTGCCCATCGCCCCGGCGATCCCGGCTTGCGCCGCCGCCAAAGCCGCCAGGCTCGTCCCCGCCAGCACCTGCCCCGCCTGTCCGGAAAATCCCGTGGCGGCCACGATGTCATTGCCAATCAGCGTCGCCACCGGCAGCGCCGCCGCCACATCCGCCAGCGGGTCGCTCACCACCACACAGGTCAGCGCAAACGGAATCAGATTCGGCCGGCGATATTCCGCCACGAAGCTGCTGATGATGACCAGATAATAAAACCCGCCCCACACCAGCGGCATCTCGCTGCCCTGCGCCCGGGCAATATCCAAAAGCTGCGCCCGGGCGGCGGCATCCTGGCCGGAGAATATGCCGGAGAATGAAATCTCCCCATCATCCAGCCCCAGCGCGCCAACCACCCGGCCGCCGCCGATGATATTCTGCACCGCCAGGCGCTGCCGGCCGCCGAAGCGGATCTTCTCCGGCACTTCCATGTCGCGAAACGCGACATTGCCCAAAGAGAGCACGACATCACTCATCCCCGCCCTCCTGCCTCCTCATCACGCCAGCGCAGCGCCGTCCAGTCGAAGCGATGCCCCTCCAGCGTGCCCATCGTCACGATGAAGGCCAGCCGCTCCGCCTCATCCAGCCCGAACGCGATCTCGAACGGCACCCCGCAGCGCACCAGATACAAACAATCTGTTAGCCCAGGGTGCCGGCTCAGTTTCCCGCTGCGGCCGCCAGATCAGCCGGCTCAGCCGCAAGCAGCGCCTCGCCCACGGCGGCCACACCCTCCTCATCCAGCCGCTCCAGCGCCGCCTCGATGCCCGCCTCGCTGCCCGGAAACGGCAGCGGCACGCCATCCACGCTGGAGACGGCAGCGGCAATCCGCGCCAGCCCGATATAAGCGCGGTTCTCGGAAAGCTCCGGCCCCAACACCTTATAAAGCCGCAGCTGCTCCAACACGCCCATCCGCCGCAGCTCGATCACCCGGCCCTTCGCATCCGTCACGCTCTGCGCCATCACACCTTGGTCCGGCTGGAGGCGAAGAAATCCAAACGCTGCGTCACCGTCGCATCGCCCTTGTACAACCCGGCGGAGGCCAGCTTGAACACGGCATTGTTGAACTGGTAGGTCGAGGTCGAGCCATCCGGCTCATTCACATACTGATAGAGCGTGCCACCATTGATGCTCTGCCCGTTCAGGTAGGCCGCCTCGATCTGCGCGATGAAATCATCGGCGGCGGAGGAGCCGCGATCCAGCATGAAGCTGCCATTCCAGCCCTTCGGCAGCTCCGCCCCCAGCTGCACCCCATCCAGCCGGTCCACCCGCAAGGGCAGCGTCACCTGGCTCGCCTCAAAGCCGGTGACATGCGAGAGATCGACCCGCCCGAACGGCCCCATCACCACAATCTGGCAGTCGCTGCCAACGGAAAATGTGTTAAACGGCATGTCTCATCCCTCTCTTCAGGCCGAAACCGGCACGGTCTGCACGCTCACCTGCACCGTCTGCCCGCCCTGCACATTCACGATGAATTTCTCGTTGATCGCCTGGTACTGCACCTGCACATCCGCCTGCACATAGCCCAACGCCGTGCGGCTCTGCGGATTGTTGCTGACATCGCAGATCACCGCGAAGGGCATGCTGCCATCGGTGCTGCCCAGCATCCCCTGCTGCAGCAGCCCGTTCAGAAAGGCCAGCAGCGTGGCGCGGATTTTCTGAAACAAAGTGCTGTTCACCAGCTGCCCGACATACCCGCCCATGCCCGCCTGCAAGGTCGCGGCGATATAGTTGGTCAGCCGCGTATAATTATCCCCGTTCACCGCCGCACTGGAGGAGGAATTATGCCCGCCGCGCACCCCCCAATAGGCCCCGCCCGGCTGCGGATTGGCAATCACATCGATCCCCGCACTCAGCAGCGCCGCGAGATCCGCGCTGGCATAGGTCGTCGCCGTCGCACTCCCCGGCTGCCCGGATTTCTGCGAGCCCACCACCCCATAAAGCGGCTTGTTCAGCGAGGATTGTTCCGGCGACAGATTGGCCAACCGCCCCGCCACAAACCCTTGCGGCGAAACCAGCCTGGTCACCGCATTGGCCTGGTCGAACCAATAGATCCAATCGCCAAACATCATCTTCGCGGCGTAGGAATCCACCCCCGCCTCGCCCTTCACCAGCACCGCGTTCGCGATCGTATCGCCCGCCGGCCCGGTCAGGATCATATAGACGCTTTCGGACAGGCCGAATTCCATCTGCACGCTCCATTGCGTGGGATCATCGGTATCCGCCAGCAGCGCGATGGCACAGCCCTGGCCGCGCAGCGCATACATGCCCAAACGCGGCGCGGTGTCAGACCCCACCAGCGTCGCCGCAGTCACGCCATTGGCGCCATCGCTGCCCGGCGTGCCGCCGGCGAACGGGTAGCTGCCGGCCGTCGGCGTCGCCTGCACGGATTGCGGGCTCGCCACCACCAGCTGCGAGGGCCCGCGCAGCACGCCATTGCCGCTATTCACCGCATTCGCCAGATTTTGCCAGAATTGCGCGCCGCTGCCGGTGAGGTTGTCAAACACCTCCGGGCTCTGCCCCGGCAGCGCCACCGTCAGCCGCCAGCTATTGGCGGCGGACCCAGCCGAGAGCGTCAGGGTCAGCTGATTGCCCGTGCTGCCAGTATGCACGGCGGTAAAGGTGATCGCCCCCAGCACGCTCAGGCTGGCGGCGGTATCGGTGCCGTCGCTTACCCGCACGCAGCGGAAATTCGCCGCGCCTTGCTGCACGGCGGTCGCCACCTGGGTGCCCATATCATGCTTGCGCGCCATCACCGGCCCGAAGGCGGCGGCATAATCACTCATGCTGCCAATCACCGTCGGCTCGCCCACCGGGCCCCAGCTCGCCGTGCCCACCACGCCGAGCATATCCGTCGGCACGCCATTCAACAGCAGAGATTGCGGCGGCACGATCTGCACATAGAGATCCGGCACCACCAGCGCGGTGGTATTGATCGCCCCTTGCTGAACAATCGGCATCGCTTACGCCCCCTTCGCCAACACGCGCACCACCGAGGCCGCATTGCCGCCGCCCAGCACCTTCAGCACGGTCGCGGCATCCGTAATCAGATCGCCCCGTTTGAACGTGCCAAACGGCTTCAACACCACCAGATGAAAATTCATGTCTGCCTCAGCTTTGATAAGTTCCCAGCACAACCGTGTTGACGGTGGCCGCCATGGTTCCGAACAGCATCGCTGGATCCTGCTGCGCCAGCGTGGTCGGGTATTCGAGCGCATAGACCAGGTCGCGCCGGTAGAGTGCGGCATTGCCGCCATTGTCGCTGCTCAACGTATTGGCGAATTTGATCCGCGCCGAAGACCCATCCGCGAGCGCCACAAACTCATCCGCCATCAACGCCGCATCCAGAACCGGCGCCAGCGCATCGCGCAAGGCAGGGGAGGGGCACCACATCGCCACCCTGATCTCCTGGATCTGCCGGCGGATTTCCTGCAGCGCCCCAGCCCCCGCCACCACCCGTGCGACAAACCTCGCCGCCTGCGGCACGCTGATCATGCTGCCGGCATAATTCACAATCCAGCCGCCCTGGCGCAGCAGCGCCGCCAGATTGCTCGCCACCGTCTGCGCATTGTCATTGGCCTGCACCGCGTAGGCATAGCTTTGCCCATCCACCAGCACGCCGGCCAGCAGGCCGGTCGAGCAGCTGCCGGAAAAGCTGGCACTCACCCCGCTCACACTCACCGCCAAGCTGCCGCTCGCCGGGCTCAGCGCCTGCCAGATGCGCGGATAGCGCGTGGTGATCTTCGCCGGCGTCTCGGTGGCGCTCACACTCACATGCGCCATGCCCTGCGCCAGATCCGCATCCAGCACCGGCGAAAGCGGCCAGCCCCGATAAATCTTGCAGTCCACGCCTAGAACACTCGGAGCCGCCGTGCCGCTGGGATACACCGCATTCGCGGCAATCCCCGCCAGCGCCGCCTCCACATCCGCCAGATCCGCCATCAGCGCACCGCCTGTACGCAGGAGAGCCGCCAGATGCCGCCAACCGCCTCGATGCCGGTCAGCGCATAACGCTCGCCCCGCTCATTGATCAAAATATCCGCCACCTGCGGCACCACCTTGTCCACAGCCGGCAGCAGCGCCACAAATCCTGGCACCCTGCCATCATCAGGCAGCCCATCCCGCGTGCGGTCGCCCAGCCCGCCGGCCAGCAGGCTGGCGGGAAAGCCGGTGAATAACGGCGTCTCGGTGGCCACCTGCACAGCGCCATAGCCAGTCAGGCCGGGCTGCGTCTGCCCGCCCGGCCGCACCAGGGCCAGGAGCCCATTACCCATCACCACCAGCATCGGCTTTGGCGGCTCGATGCTGGCGATGAAGCAAATCCCCTCCGGCCCGGCCAGATAATCCCCCACCCGCAGATAGGACCAATCCGCCCAGGCCTGGCGAAAGGGCACACCAAACCCGCTCGGCTCGCCAACACTGCCCGCCTGGGTCACAAACGCCACGCAGAGCCGCATGAAGCGGTTTTCCAGCGCCAGCGGCGCCTCCGGCCCGGCCGGGCGAAACGCGTCATGCAGAAAGCCCACACGCCGCGCCGCCAGCCCCGCCCCGTAGGCCAGCCGGTCCGCCAGCCGCACCCCGTCCATCTCAAACCACCAGGGTCACGCCGGCCTGCGCCAGCGCCGGGCCGGGCGGCACGCCCAGAAACCCGCACAGCCGGCGCCGCCAGCCATCGAACAGATTGGTGCGGTCGCGCAGCTCATCGGCATTATGCGTCCAGGCCGCCGCACTCTCCGTATCCAGATTCTCAGACGTCGGCGGGATCGCCGCCTCCAGCGTCGCCAGGGTGGAGAGATATTGCAAGCACACCGCCACCTCCGCCGGGGCCAGATTATTCATCCGGTATTCCAGCGTGCCGTAGGCCTGAAAGAACCGCCAGGAGTTGAACCCCGCCGCCCCGGCGCCATAGGCCGGATAGCCGCAAAAACGCCTGAGATCAGCCTTCTGCGCATCGCTGAAGCCGGTAGGCAGGGTGCCGCTCATCAGTAGGTATCCCCATCGCCGAGGGTGAAATAGACCGTGCCGGTGCCACTGCTCAGCAGCACCGCCGCGTTGGTCACGAAAGGCCCCGCATCCACCAGCATCCTTGCCCCGGCGGGCACCGGCGTATCGCTGCCGCTGGCGGAAAGCCCCGAAGCCCCGCCCAGCCGGAAGAAGGCGGTGGCGGCACTGGCATTATAAACCAGCACCGCCTGGCCGCCGCCCGCCAGCGCCACATTCACCGCGCTGGTGGAGGCACTGGCCGCGACGGTCCCGGCCGGGCGGAAAGGTTGGGTTGCACCGCTTGCCATGGCGCCGCCCCCTCAGCCCACATGCTCGAGCATCACCGCGCGCTTGAAATTCGCATTGGTGGCGGTGGGCACGGTGGTCGGCGTGGTGGTGGTGTCGGACGGCGCACAGAAGCCGCCAATCCAGTACCAGCTCTGCGCGATGATCTGCTGCAGCCGGTCGATCGGCTCGCGCGTCACCATCGCCACCCCGTCAATCACCTGCACCAGGCTGTCCTTCGGCGCCACATCATCGGCCGCCATCCCGGCGAAATCTCCCTCGATCAGCGCGCCCTGCCCACACACGATCGGCCGGCGCACATTCAGCCCGGTAATGCTCGGATGCGCCTGCACATAGGCCTCGGTGGTGGTGATGAAGCGCAGGCCCAGGAAGTCGCTCACCATCCCCTGCTGGAACACCGCGTTGGAGGAGGTCGCGCCCTGGAAGAGCTGCTTGAAATCCGCATCCGCGAAGAGCTGCCGGGCGGAAACCGGGTCCAGATAGCAATTATAAACCCCATCCACCGTCGGCACCGCATTGCGCCGCAACAGCGCCACCGCGTCCAGCAGATTGGCCATCGCCAGCGTATCGGTCGCCTGCAGCGCGGCAGTGGTCAGCCGGCTGGCCGGACGCACGATGCGGCTGGCCGTCGCCGCCTGCACCGCATTGCCGGCCGCGCCATCCGCCACGCTCACATTGGTCGCGAAGGTCAGCTGCCCGGAAATCCCGTTCGGCGCACCCGATACATTGGTCGCATCCGCCACCACCCCCACCAGCGTGTAGAGATCCGCCCCCACCGTCACCGCCAACGGATTGCTGGCCGAAACCGCCTGCTGCACCCCGTTGACGAACACGGTCTGGAAACCGCGAATATCATCCACCTCGATGCTCGGCCCCGCCGCGCCCAGCGTGGTCAGCACCCTGGTATTGCCGCCGAAATAGGGGGCGAACAGCGCATTGCGTGCCAGCTCATCCAGGCTGCGCGCCGCCTGCTCGCCATTGGTCGCGGCATTCTGCAGAAACTGCGAGGCGATGCCGACGCGCGAGGTGACCATGTTCAGGTCCTGCGTCGCCGCATAGAAATTCAGCGAAATCGTATATTGCTCCACCCCCCAATTGCTGGAGGTGAGCCCGTTATCCAGATTGGTATTGTTCGCCGCCGCCAGCGGCGTGGTCACGCTCGGCTTCAACCCCGCCCGGGTCTTGGTCAGCGTCTCGCCAATCCCCACCGCGAACTCCTCGCGATCGGCGATCATGCGATAGCCCAGCCTGGATTTCAGCGCGGTCTCAAACTCGCGCTCCAGAAACCCCTGCTGAATGATCGGCTGCAGCGCAGCCGGGAAATTCTGAATCCCCATTGCCTCGTAAATCTCCAGATTTCAGACGTGAACCACCAAGCCCGCCGCGCAACGCGCGACGAGGCAACGATCAAAAATAACTCTGCGTTAGAGATTTCCTGAAAAATCATAAAAGTTTTTTGGTGCCGCTTTTTTTCAAAAAAGCGGCGAAAAACGTTCGGGTGGTGGCAGCAACGTCGCCACCCCCGAACCGTCGTGGGGACTTTTTGAAAAAACTCCCCACACCCCCAAAAACTTCTGATAATTTTCCAGCTATCTGTTGGAAACAGACAGTCTCTATAGAAAAAGCCGCTATCGCCGCCGTAGCAAAGCCGCGCGCGCGCTCAGCCACTCCTCGCGGCTCATCTCATTGGCATGGCGCTGGCGCGGCGGCTCCGGCCGCGGCGGGCTTGCCGCCGCCGAGGAGGATTTCCCCGCCCCGAACAGCCACGGCTTCGCCCGCTTCAGATCCGCCAGCAAAGCCGGAGCATCCTCCACCCCGCCCGCCTCATTCATCCGCAAACTCTCAGGGTCGATCAGCTTCAGCCCGTCCAGATCGATCATCCCGGCCCGGATCGCCTCCGCCTTCAACTCCGCCTGCACCACCCTGGCCCTGGCAGCTTCCTCGGCCCGGGCCAGCGCCGCCTCCGCCGCCTCCGCCCGCTGCCGCCAGGCGGCACTCTCATTCACATCATCGCTCATGGCTCACCCTGCTCGATCGCATCCAGCTCCGCCTCGACATCATTCACCAGATTATTCGCCGCCATGCTGCGCACCGCCGTCTCGCGGGACATCTGCCCAGCCCCCACCAAGGTCGCCACCGCCTGCGCCTCCTTCAGCCGGTCATCGGCCGAAAGCGGATACCAGCGCGGCCAGCGCAAACTCAGCCTTTGCGTGTCATCCAGCACCCCAACCGGCGCGCCGCGCACACTCAACGCAAACAGGCTGGACGCCTTCACCACCATCCGCGCCAACGCCAGAATCCCGCCATCGCCATAAGAAATCCGCAGATTATCAGCGAGCCAGATCAGCCCTTGATTCATCATCTCCAGCGCCCGGCCGGATTGCGGCACCGCCAGCTTCTCGGCACTCGCCCGGTTGCCATGCACGCTCTCCAGCGCGAATTCCCGCAGCGTACGCACATAGGCAATCACCGCCTCCGCCGCGGTGCCGCCAATCTCCAGCAGCTTGGCATCGCCCTTCTCGGAAACCACCAAGGCATTGCCGGCACCTTTCACGATCTCACTGTCGCTGGTCGCCGGCTCCTTAATGAGCAATGTCGGATCGGAGCTATATTTCAACCCTCGCCCCGCCTGCGAAAGCTGGTAGTCAATCTCGATATTGGTCTCGATGGCGGCGCGAAACGTGCAGGCCCCATCAACGCCTTCGCCCCCCGGCAGATTGCGCACCCACACCACCGGCACAAACCCCAGCCCATGCGTCACGCTGCGCAGCTCATCCCTCACCGGCTTCGCCAACGGATCATCGACAGGGCAGGGCAGATACCAAATCTCCTCCTGCGCATCCCACACCCGCTGAAACCAATAGAGCCCTTGCGGATCGACGCCCTCATAGCCCTGCGCCAGCAAATCCGCGCCGCTCACCTTGTAGCGCTCGCTCACCCGCGCCAGCTCATCCGGCACATCCGCCCGCCAGACCGGCGTCAGATACAGGCTCTCCAGCACGGAAAAAAACACCCGCCCGCCCAGCACCCGGAACAGCAGCGCCACCGAGCCCACTGCCCCGCGCAGTGCGGCGTCGATCATCACCTCATTCAGCCGCGCCTCGGCGAACAGATCCGCCAGCACCCGCCCCAACGCCGCATCCGGCGCCTCGATGGTCGGGAAATGCCCAGCGCTGAACAGCAACGCCACGGAATCCTCCACCACCACCCGGCACAGCCCGTAGCGCACCGAGGGCCGGCGCAACCGCAGCGGGATATATTCCCCGGCGCCATTGCGCTCCTCATGAAACTGGTAGGGCAGATCGTCATAAAGCGTGCCATCCAGAACCCGTTTCAGCGCCTGCAGCCGCGCCACGCGCGCCGGCAGCCCCGCATCCACCGGCATGGTGCTGCAAATCATATCGAACATGAAGCGTGCAAACCTTCCGTTATCGGCTGAGCAACGGCACATTCAGCCGCCTGGCCGGCGGCGGCACCAAAATTGCCAAACTATTCACCGCCCGCGACAGCGCATCGATCTGATCATCATGCCCGCCATGCGGAAACTCCCGCATCTCCGCCAGAAACGCGTCATTCCAGCCGCCAGCCACCAAAGCCAGATTCCCCGCATCCACCTGCGTTGCCGCCGGCATCGCCCGCACCAGCTTGGCCTCGCGCTCAGGGCTGGAAAGTATCCGAAACCCCACCAGCCCGCGCGAGAGCAGCGCAATCTGCGCCGCCCCCGCCTGGCCGGGATCCTGCGGCAAGGAAATCACCGTATTCGCGCCATCCAGCCGGGCTGTCTCCTTGATCGCGGCCTCCACCTCGGCCGGCGAGCCCTGCAGGCGGCGTACATCCAGCACCACCAGCCGGTCCTCCTCGGTCAGCCCCAGCTTCAGCCCCACCGTATAATCCGGCCGCCGCCCCAGCCCGGCACTCGTCGCCGCCAGATCCCAGGCCCGCACGCACAGCCGTACCTCAGGTGCTGCCGCCAGCCGGGCAATGCCGGACACCCTGAACAGCCCCGCATTCTTCGCCTGCGGCGCCTGCTGATACATCGCCGCGAAGGCGCGCTCGCCCACTTCCGCGCGCCGGCTCGCCAGCGCATCCGCATTCAACAACTCCGGCCACAAGGCCTCGCCAGGCGCGCGCGCCAGCGGATCATCCGCCTCCGCCAAGGCCGGCAGCCGCAAACAGCGCCACCCCGTCTCGGTGGCCTGCAACCGCCCGGCCAGATCATCCTCATGCCAGCGGGTCATGATCAGCACGATCCGCCCGCCCGGCTTCAGCCGCGCCGTCAGCTCGGCCCGGTACCAATCATACAGCATGTCCCGCTGCGCCTGGCTCTCCGCCTCCGCCCAGCTCTTCACAGGATCATCGATGATGATCAGATCCGCCCGCCGCCCGGTAATCGGCCCGCGCACCCCGGCGGAAAAATATTCCTGGCCCCCCGCCAGGGAAAATCGCGAGGCGGCCTTCGCCGCCCTGGCCATCTCCACCCCCAGCGCCTCAGCGTGGCGGGTCAGCACCGCCTTCACCCGCGCCCCGAAATAATGCGCGAGCGAGGCGGTATGCGCCGCCGCGATCACCTGGGCGTTTTTCCGCCGCGCCAGAAACCAGGCCGGGAACAGCACGGAACCATAAGTGGATTTCGCCGCCCCCGGCGGCATCTGCACCATCAGCCGGTCGCATCTGCCATCCGCCACATCCTGCAAATGGCCGATCAGCCATTCATGATGCTTCGCCGGCCTCTGCTCCAGCTCCTCCATCGCACGCCGCGCGAAGCCCAGAAACCCCGCCGCCTCGCTCTGCTGTTCGATGAAGGCCCCGCCTTGTTTCGGATAACCAGTCTATAAACATTCCTAATCCAAAACGGGGCGGATGGGCAATAACAAAATAACGTAATGTTAGAAAAATTATTTAAGCCGGCGCGCCGCGATAATCCCGATCCCCTGGCCATGCCAACGCTGGATGGATTTATGGTCCGCCCCCAACATCTCTCCCAGCCGCCGCCAGGGATAGAGATGCCGCCCGGTCAGCGGATGCACCAGCGCCCGCGCCCCGACAATTCTGCGGATCACATATTTCCCCTCAGGAATGAAAGCGAGCCAGGAAAATGCTTCATCCATCCGGCCCAACGCGGCCGCGTCCGGGGCCGGGGCGCGCAGCCGCGGGGTCTGCCAGCCATAGGCATCCAGCGCGGTATGCACCACCTCCAGCCGGGTCGTGCGCAGCCCGGTGGAATAGCCCCGCCCCGGCATCGCCAGCACCGTCGCCCCGGCCTCTTCCAACCGCGCGATGATCTCACCTTCCGTCATCATGGCTATCCCCCTCCGGATACGGCTCATCGGTCAGCAATCCCCAGGTTAACGGATGGCCAGCGCGCAAGGGCGGACGGTTGGGGTCATCCAGCCCTTCTTCATCGCGGTTGCGAGGCATTTGCGGTGGCCGCGGCGGCAACGCCGCACGCAGCCGCCGGCCTCGCTCAATCACCGTATTGCGTGACAATCCCAGTATTTTCCCAATCGAAGCCCAGGTCGCGCCCTGTCCGCGCATCTCGCAAATCACCTGGTCGGCCTCGGGTTTCCACAGTCTCGGCAATGGCATCCCGTCCTCCTCTGGTCGTTGCGTATTGTTATTAGCTCTAACTTTTTATGTCAAGAAATACTAACATTGAGTTTGGGCGTCATCCTGTTAGAATGTTTACATGCCAGCAAAGAAGCAGCTTCCCGCTGAGACAGTCGGGGCACGGATCAGAGCGTTGCGTCTCGCCGCCAACATGACTCAAGATGAATTCGCCGCGAAACTGAACGTCTCCCGCTCAGCCATCGCCCAGTGGGAGACCGACCGCGCCGGGCAAATTCGAGAAAATATGGAGAAAATCGCGAAGGTGCTCAACACCTCGCTGGGCTATCTGGTCTCCGGTGAAACCGGCTCCCTGGTCGGGGACGAGCTGGCCCTGATGCGCCTCTACCGCGCCTGCTCGGCCGAGGACCGACGCATGTTGCTGCTCACCGCGCGCCGGCTGGCACGCAGCTGA